ATTTCCATTACTGTCAAATCCTTCGATATCTAAGCCCAATTTACTGAATATTTCCGCTCCGAAATTCTCAAACTTATAGTCAATCAGGAATTTCAGGAACGGTATACTTTTAATCAGTTTAAAGTGCATCTTGTCAGTAAGTTTTCCGTAGCTTAGTCCTATTCCGAGACATGCCAGGAATGTGGCTTTTTCAATTGCAACTTCTGTATAATCTCTGTCAGTTACAAGTGGATATTTTTCTTCAAATGCTGATATATCAATTTTCATATGTTCCCTGAAGTACTGGTTCAGTTTCTCATTTACTTTCTTCATATCCCTTCTGTTTCCGGTATTGATTTCTATTATTTTAAATATCTGGTTTATACGTTCTATTGATTCCTGAGTTAGTTTCTTTACTTTAAATTTTCTCATATTAATATTCCTCCTATTTAAATTTTATTTCTTTTAAAGAAACTGTTTCAAATTTGGTGGAAAAAAATTCGGTCCTTTTGTTATTTTTCCATCTTCCCTGTATATTGGTTTCCCATTTTCATCCAGTTTACTCATATTGCTTCTGTGAACTTCTTCAAAGGCTTTCACAAAAATATCATTAAACTCATTTTTAAAGACTTTTTCAAAAATAAATTTGCTTTTATTATCACATCCAAAATAAATCACATCAGCAACAGCCTCAATATTGCCTTTGTTCTGTTCCAGTAATGTCCCTATTAAGATATAACACATATCACACACAGCATCCAGCATTTCCACTTTGTCATTATTTTTTTCTGCGATAATATACTCTGTTTGTTCTTCATCAAATAATCTTTCCCTTAATTTCATTCTATCAACAGTCATTTCCTTTTCTAAAAATTCCTGCTGCCCGAATGCTATATAAAATTCTTTTACCATTCCAACTAATTTATTCCAACGTTCCATTATTCTATTTCCTCCTTCAATTTTTATTTACGCAATTTTCAGTTCTGAATCTTCTGCAACTGAGATTGCTTCTTCTAATATCTTTTTTCTTATTTTAGAAAATTTTGTGACTAATGTCTTAATATACATCTTGTCTTTTTTATTAAGTTTCAATTTTTCTGAGTAAATGCAATCTCTTATTGTGTCATAGCAAGCAATTATTCTGAAAGCTAAAGTAAAAGCTTCTGTTATCTCTTTGCAAGGATTTTTGATATATTTACCAAACTGTTTTATCAAATCCCTGTAAAATAATGCATGAGTTAATTCAAAAACCTTTATAACTTTTTCATTTTTTAAAGGCTCTTTATCTTCGATATTAAATAACCTCTCCAATGCTCTGTCAGTTCTATTTATTATGTCTGGCCATTCCGGGAATCCGTAATCTAACAACATATAATTAATATGATCTACTTTTCCTTTTTCTATCTGTCTTTTTATTTTAAATTCTGTCATAAACACTTTCATAACTGTATGAAGTGCATAATTGAGGACATAATAACTGTAATTTTCTTCAATTGTTTCTTCAATTATTTTTTTCTCTTCAGCAGATAATTTAGGTTTCTTTACTTTCAACTTCCTAGCCATTTTTTAGTCCTCCTTCTTATACCATCCTTTTACTAATTCCAAATTTTCATATATATTTCCACGCACATCTATATAGTCTAAATTGTTATATAAATTTTGTATGTGACTTTCACCTATCAGTTTATATTCTCCTTCATCGAATATTACAACTTGATATTCTTCATCATATTCGTTCCAGACTATATCATCTTCAAATATTTCATACCCTTTGCTGTCTTTAAGTCCTGCATAATTGTTTATGATATAGTTTTCTTTGTCAGTTTCATACATAAATCCTATTTCATCAATTATTATAATATCGCCATCTGGTGACAGATAATGTTTGTTTGTGTCCGAAACTTTTATAAAATAGCCACTATTTTTATCCCAAATTCTATATTTCATTTTATTCCTCCAGCAAATTTTTATTTTCATAGATGTTTCCAATAACTTCAAAGTCGTCTTTGTTAAATCCAAAATGGAACAAATATATATAATCATTATTGCCGATTATATCAGCTATAAATGCACCATGTTTGAATTTTACAACTGTTTTATGCAAAATATTTGTTTTGTCTATTCGTATTAATACAATATCTCCTTCATAAATTTCTTTTCCGTTTTTGTCCTTAATTCCTGTATACTGCATTAGTTCTACATCATCAAAAATCATTCTTCTTAAAAGATATGCATCAATAATTTCATTTTTTTCAAGATATTGCATTGATTTATCTGTGAAATCTATTGTTTCAACAATAACCATTTTTTTCTCTTCTTTGAGCCAAGCTCTAAACTTTATTTCTCTACTCATTATTATCCCTCTTTTCAAATTCTCTTAATTCTTTAATCGTAAATAATTTTTTTAACCTTTTTCCCTCTTTTACATAGCTTTCTGCCTGTTTAGTAGGGATGTATAAGTCGCCATAACTAACAAATACATCTATACTTCTAAGATTATTTAAAACAAGATATCTTAATCCCTCTTCTTTTTTTTGCTTTTCTTCTTTATTAAAAGAAAAACTTCTGTAATATATGATTACTTTGTCTTCCTGTCCTGTTTTTGCTATTTCTATGTTACAGAAAAAATCCTTCCCTATTTCTTTTTCTTTGCTTTTTATATAATCATAAAATTTGCTCATTCTTATTCCTCCAATATCCATTTAAGTTATTTAATATTAATCTTATTTATTTTCTTACATTTTTTACATTTTAATTTCAGATGCAGGGAGCCTTTTAATCTGAATTCTAATAATTTTTTCCCACAGTTATAACATTTTATCTGTATGAACTGTGGTTTATTGCTATCTTTAATATTTTTACTATCTCTACTATTTTTACTATCTTCATTACCCACTCTATCAACTCTCCCCTGCATCTTTCTTGACTATTACTCTTTGTGTCTTTCCTTTTACAAATTTTACAGCTATATCAAATCCAAGTTCTTTAAGCTTTCGTGTAAATTTATTTTGGGAATATCCTTTTAGTCCACTGTCTTCGCAGAATTCCTCATAAAACATATATGCTGATTTAGTTGTAAGATTTTCAATACTGTTTTTTTCTGTTTCAAATTCTTCAAGGAATGACAGTACTGAATCATTTTCAATGATGTAATCTTTAACTACATTGTTTACAGTTTCAGATTCCGTAAGTTTTCCGCCATTAGCAACTATTCTTTTCATTCCTTTGATTGCTAAATTTAAAAGATATGATTTGGCATTGTCAGTACTCAGTTTCTGATCTATTTTTAAATCTATTTCTGTAACTATATTGTCACACGGTATTATTGCCAGTCTTCTGTTAATTCCTCCCGATTTATCTTTAAAATTTGGTACTTCATTGCATGAAAATATCAGTGTAGCTGTATTATTCATGGCAATCGGCATTTCATACAGTTTCTTTACCATTATTTTATTTCCTGCAGCAAGAGTTTTGAATGTTCTGGAAGATTTTATATGATTGGCATCAATGTCATCTCCCAGATTGGCAATTTTTCCAAGCAGAGTATAAGTATTTTCCGGCTTGTTAAATTCTTCCAGTGCCAGTGCACTTCCAAGTTCACCTACAAAGTTACTGAGCATTGTTAAAAATGTACTTTTCCCGTTGCTTCCGCTGTTAGCCACAAGGAAAAATACCTTGTGAGGAAATGCAGATGTCATTAAAATATGTCCTAACAATTCTTCAAGTACCATTCTTAAATCTTTTCTGCATTCTCCTGTGGCATGATCAGTTACAAACCAGTCTATAAATTTATCCACATTTTCATCATATGCATCCGGAACATAGTCCACTTCCAGATTAAATGGTGTAAATACTCCACTCATGAATACTATTTCCCCTGCATCAAGAATAAATCCATTTCTGAACTGTACTGGAAAATATTGATTTTCATCTATTTCCTCAGCTGTTTTTGCTAACTGATGTTTCAGTTCACTGTCCTGTGATTTTTTCAGTTTTAGACTTATTTCCTTATTTCTGTATATTTCCCTGAAAATTGAATCATTTACATTCATCTTATATTTTTCACCTTTTTTATAATACAGAAATGAATTATATAGCTTTACATCCAGTATTTTAGTGATATATTCTGCCAGTTTATGTACATCAATTTTACCATTACTCCAGAAGTCATTTTTATTTTCCGTATTCTGATTGTTCATATGTTTGGCGTAAGCTGATTTAATTATTGCAGCCAGCTCTTTTTCCAGTAAAGGTTCTTCAAAGACATTATTATTAATGAATTCCACTATCTCGCCAACATTGTCAAGTTCCTGTATTACTGATTCAAGGATATTTAAAATATGTTTATAAAGACAGTTATTTCTTCCATCTCCTTCCGCAAGTCCTATAAGCTCATTTTTTTCTCGGAATAGCGGATATAATCCATACGGAAGTTCTGGTATTTCATTTCTGTTCTTTACTGTATTTATAATTTTTCTTAATACACCTTTCTGTTTAATTACAGCAAGGGCCTTTTTATTGTTGTTACCTGTCTTATAGTCTACCTTTACTCCGATTGCCGTGACTATTTTAGTATTATTTGTAAGAAAATCAGGAACTTTATAATATAGATGCATACCTCTTGTTGTTTTTATTGCCAGTGTAGGATATTTGTTAAGTATTTTTGTGGCAATACTATAATTTGAGTCAAAATCCACAACAACTATGTCCTTTGGTATAATAATTCCCGCATCTTCTACAGTGGATATATCTTCAACAAATACATCAAATGAATGTGCTGGTTTTTTATCTTTCAGTTCAATGTATTTTGTTTTCAAAATCTTTGAAAGATTTATTTCTAAAACAGTTTCATCTGATTCTTTTCCTTCTTCAGTTTCTCTGTCAATTTGTTCAGTTCCTTTCCGGTTATTATCGGTTGTTTCTTTATCGTTTCTAGTTCCATGCAATTTGAGGCCCTCCTTTCCTTAAACATATTTTTTTCTATCAGTGCTTTATAATATTTTAAATCCAGTTTACCTTTATCAAATGTTGCAAGATCTTCATTATGAATTATCACATTGTCTGAAGCATTCGCTATTTTTTGATAAGATTCAGTTCCAGTCTCTTCATCTTTTTTTATTTTAAATATCCCACCATATTTCTTATCATGAGTGGCAAATATCCTGTTTATCTTCTGTACATCCTGATATTTATTATTTACTACATGTTTAATCTGGGAATACGTTTTTCCCATTTTAGCTATCTGCTGGAATAGGCTCATATTATTATTTCTATACTCATTCATTAAAGTTTCAGATATTGGGATATCATTGATATAGTAGTCCGTCATTGCCTTGTCTATTATTGCCAGATTATTTCTGTCAAATTCTCCGCCCTTGAAGTATTTAAATCTCCCTTTTGCCTTTACTTTTCCGTCTTCAAATCTTATAGCGTAAGAATTGACATCCCTCTGAATTATTTTGTTTGCGTATTTATAATCCAGAGTAAGATTATATCTCTGTTCCCATTCTTTACAGATTCTAATAATTTCATTTAAATCTTTCGGATCATATGCAAAGTATATTCCATCAGTATTGCTCTGAATGACTACTGTTAAATCCTTTAAGTCCATTATTAAATCAGTCAGAAGCAATTGACCATTAATGCATATATTATTTACCTGTACCGGATCATATAAATCGTTTCCTTTAAATTTACTTGCTCCAAATGTAGCATTAAGAAGTATTTTGTATATCTGTTGCTTCGGGTCTTTTTTTGCCTTATATTCCATTCTTTTAGTATATAGATTTTTATATAGTTCCGGACTTTCTGAAGCTCTGCTTATAAAGTCAAAATTTATCATAAGACTTGGATAATACGAGCCTACATCTACACATAATATCGGACCTTCATAAAGTAAATTATTTATTACTCCGTGAAGTCCCCCAAATTTGTAATCATGATCTACTCCTGCAACTTTTAATGACAGTCCTCTTGTTTTTAATTCTTCTGGATCTGCTCCATCTAAAAAATCATTTCTTATATTTTCATAAAATGTTACTATTTCCTGCGGGATTTTATTCAAATCCAGTCCGGGAACATATCTAAAATTATATTCATCATTAGGGAGTCGTTTTTTCCGACATCTTAAAACTTTAGCCGCAAGTGCTGCCCTTGTCAGTCTAACATCTTCTTTATTAAGCCCAAATTGCTTTACTATGTCCATTTTAGAATCAAAGTAGTCTTTACGTATCTCAAATAATTTATTCGTTGCTATGACGTCATTTTCGCAATATTTGAACACTTCTTCCACTTCATCTTCCGTAAGTTTTCTTCTTATTTTAAAATCAATAGGGGTTTCATGTATATTTTCAAGCAGATTTGCTTCAACTTCCTTTAATGACACACTGTTGTTGGGATTAAGTTCCTGCATGCAGTCAAGTGTTGGAAATTTATTTACTAATGTTCTTAATTTTTTAAGCTTTTCTCCGTAGATTATATAGTCAGATGTTTCTTTTATGTTTTTAGTATTCAGGAGCAATGCAGCTAAAATATAATCATCATAAAAATAATTGTTAAATCCTACCCAGCATGATATATTTTTTGCTACTTCCTTTAATTCCTCTATATTATTATGTATTTTATATGTAACTCCTGCAGATGTTTTTATTACCACTAGCCAGTCCTGTTCAAATACTTCAAAGTCATAAAATGCTAACTGTTTATCCGCAAAATCCATACTTTCCATTGCTACTCCTTTTATAAAAGGGAGAATTTATTTTATGTTATTCTCCCCTTTATAGTTTTTATGTTTACTATTTAATGTTTACTATTCAGATATTAATTTCCATCAGAACGTTCCATTGTGAATGATTGGAAATCATTTTTATTTGTTTTAAGTGTCAAATATACGAATACCCCACTTACATGTTCCTTTGCTATTGCTGCTCCTGCTTCAGGATCAGCAAAATCCATACTTTCCATTGCTACTCCAGATAGCTTATATATGTAATGTAGCATTTTCTTTAGATTCACCTTTGCCATTTTTCCTGATAAAAATAAATTTGCCCAATATTTTCTGTTATTTTCAGTAGGTATAGTTATTTCAAAACTGAACCATTCTGTCCCTTTATCATTTACTCTGTAAGTAAAATCACTTATATATCCTTCATATTCACCATCTGGCAGATTCTCAAATTCATTAGCTACATCTTCTGATGCATTATATCCTTCTAATTCTATTTCCTGTAATAAGTCCATTATTCCCATTATTTATTTCCTCCTGTTATTTTATTTGTATTGATTGTATTGATTGTGTTATTTGTTGCTGTTTTATTTGCATTAATTGTATTACTGTTCTCTTTACTCATGTCTTTATCAAGCTTAATATCTTCGTCAATAATAGGAACTCCTTTAACTGCTCCTCTTGGAAATAATCCCATTACTGGTTTTAATATATTTAGTATCTGTTTGTCTTTTATATTTTCTTCAGTATATTGGTCTCTCTTTGCCGTTACTGTCGCAATATATTTTGTTCCAAGTTTTCTTGTCTGAATTACTAGGTCACATCTTCCCTGACATGCATTTAACTGTTTTTGCGGAAGACTTGGAACCTGTACAGGATTATCATTTTCATCTGTACTGTTCATTAAATGACTTATAAATATTATGTTATAAGGCATCTGCGATAATTTCATCATTAAGTTTTTCCACACCTGGTTGAATTTAGCAAATCCTTTTCCAAATCCGATATCTGCCAGTGCTTCAACTTTTGACTGTTCGCATATGTAGTTAGTAAGCATTATTTCAATATCATCCACTAAATCTATTATTACTGTTTTATAATCATGCTGTT